GTGATAAGAAGGATAGGAAGAACCTGGACTGAATCAGGAATTCCTTTACATAGGCAGGAAAATAACATAGCACGTTTCTTAAGAAGTCAAGAGGTTACGTTACCTAAATAAATACACTAGTAGGATATAAAATATGATAGACAATATTAAAGAACAAAACGGTGTGCTTTTACAAGGACACATCAAAATACACAATCCGGAAACGGGCGAAATACTTGTGGATAAACGTAATGCAATCCATTATGAGAATATGAGTATTGCATTAGCTGAAAGTTTAGCAAATCAGGGCCAAGGCTTTGTTAGTAGCATGGTATTTGGCAACGGCGGAACATCTGTTGATCCTACAGGTATTATTACATATTTGTCACCAAATTCAACAGGTACAAATGCTAGTTTATACAACCAAACGTATACTAAAGTAATTGACGATAATTCAATTAATAATACGGATCCTACTAGGAATACGCTAGAAACACGGCACGTTAGTGGTACAAACTATACAGATATTTTAGCAACTTGTTTGCTAGACTATGGCGAACCTAGCGGACAAGATGCAATTGATAATGCAACAGGTGCCGAGAGTTTATATGTATTTGACGAGCTTGGACTTGTTAGTTATGCAAAATCTGGTACAGGACGATTACTAACACATGTAATTTTCCACCCTGTACAAAAGAGTTTAAATAGATTAATTCAAATTGATTATACCGTAAGGGTACAAAGTCTAACTGGCTTTAATGAGGCGTAAATAGAAAATGGCATATACAGTATCACATACAGACCTAGCTAATAAAGGTACTATTACAGTTGAAGATAATACTATTAATCAGGTTACAAGTTTAGATATCCCAGGACGTAATACTACAGCATATGGTACTGCTATTGCAGATAATTTTTTGCATTTATTAGAAAACTTTGCTTTTAATACTTCCCCAAGAAATCCAGTTGAAGGCCAGTTGTGGTATGATACTACAGTAGGTGTTGATCAATTAAAAATTTATGATGGTACAAATTGGATATCTGCAAGTGGATTAAAAAAAGCAACTAATGAACCTGCCGCAAACCAATCAGTTATAGGCGACCTTTGGGTTGATACAGATAATCAACAACTTTATCTTTATACAGGTTCAGGATGGATTTTAGTAGGTCCAACATTTAGTGATGGATTAGCAACAGGTATTAAACCATCAGTCATTACAGGAACTGATAATGTTTCTTATACAATTTTACAAGTAGAAGTTAAAGCAAAAACGGTGGCAATTATTGCTACAGATACATTTGTACCTAAGATTGTTATTTCTGGATTTACTACTATTAATCCAGGTTATAATTTAAGTACAGCAGATATTACAGGCGACGGTGCAGGAAAATATTATGGAGTAGCAGAAAAGGCAGAAAATTTAATTATTGCTGGTACTAACGTACCTGCTTCTAGCTTTTTAAGAAATGATATAACAAGTACAAGTTTATTTGCACTTAAAATTAAAAATAATAATGGTGTTATTGTTGGAGCCGATAGTGCTATGTCAATTGGCGTTGAAGGCCAAGCAGGTATTATTGCTCACCAAACATCAGGATCTAATATTGATGTAAGAGTTAATGATGCTGGTACAATTAAAACAGTTATTAGAGTTGATTCACAAGCTAGAGTAGGAATTAATAATTTATCGCCAGATCAAGCATTAGATGTTATAGGTAATATTCAAACTGATAGTAATTTATTAGTTGAAGGCACAACAGAGTCGTCAACTATTAGTACAGGTAGTATTACAACTAAAGGTGGCGTAGGAATAGCTAAAAAATTATTTGTTGGTGGTGATACAAATGTTGCAGGATTACTTACAACACAGAATATTGTACCAAATGTAACAAATGCACGTAATTTAGGAACAACTAATGAACAATGGTTAAATGTTTATTCACAAACATTCCATGGTAACTTAACAGGAAATGTTACAGGTACAGTTAGTGGTCGTTCAGGATCTGCAGATAAGTTAGCAAGTCCAACAACATTCCAAATGACTGGAGATGTTTCAGCAACATCATTTACATTTGATGGACAAGACGAAAGTACTAAAACGTTTACAACGTCAATTGCAAATACTTTTATTGCTAATAAAACAGATTCTTCTACAACTCAAGCTGATGATGAATTTTTAATTAATAGAGTAAGTGGAGATACTGGCGTATTTAAAGTTAATAGGAATATTTTGTTTTCAGCTATTCCAACTATACCTATTGGAATGCTCGCTCCATACGGTGGATTATTACCGCCAGCTAATTGGTTAATTTGTGATGGGCGAGAAGTATTAATTGGAGTTTATCAGAATTTATATGATGCAATAGGATATAACTTTAAAGATCAAACACTAGTTACAGGTGGATATTTTTGTTTACCTGATTTAAGAGGCAGAATGCCGTTAGGTGCAGATAACATGGGCGGCACTAGTGCTAATACAGTTACAAGTTCAGCGGCTGATAACATTGGAACACATTCAGGACAACAACAGCAATCTGTAACACTTACTAACTTACCAGAACACGAACATGATTTACGTGGAAATAGTGGTGATCAATATTATGCTATTAGAGATGTTTCTGGAGCACCTAACGATGCAGAAGCAATTCAATATGATGCACCAACTGGAACAGGAGCAGGACAAGCCTTTCCAACTAGTGGTGGTGTATTAACAGGACAAACTATTGGACAAGCATTAGATATTATGAATCCATATATGACTATTAACTATATCATATATGCAGGTGAGGCGGCATAATGAGTTATAAATTAAACAAAAGTGATGGAAGTTTATTAGTTGATTTAGTTGACGGCCAATTAGATACAACAACAACAGATATTTCTTTAATTGGAAAGAATTATTCAGGCTTTGGCGAGTCCTTAAACGAAAACTTAATCAAGATGTTGGAGAATTTTGCTAAATCTTCAGCACCTAGCAATCCTTTAATAGGACAGCTTTGGTATGATACAGCAACCCAAAGAGTAAAAGTATATGACGGTGTAGGTTTTAGAACTAGCGGAGCACCAAGTGTACAACCTGCTTCACCGACGGGAATGGTCGCTGGAGATCTTTGGATTGACAGTGATGATAACCAACTTTATTTTTATGATGGTTCGCAACTAGAATTAGCAGGGCCGATTTATACTACAGCACAAAAGAAAACTGGGCCTGAAGTTGTTACGCTCATTGATACATTTAATAATAGTCAAATAGTAATAAAATGGAACATAGCTGGAACTACAGTAGGTGTATGGAGTAATACAGAATTTACACCGGCAATTGGTTATACTATTGCTGGAATTACAGGTGATATTAAACCAGGGTATACTCCTGTTTCACTAACTGACTTTAGATTTAGAGGCATTGCCGACCAAGCTAGTGCATTAAGAGATAGTTTAGGAAATGTTAGATCAGCAGAAAAATTTCTTTCTGCAGATACGGCATCAACTACAACGGGTACATTAACTGTACAAAATTCCGGCGGTCTTACAATTGGCTTAGCACAAAATAATATTTTAAAAGTAGTAGGAACATCATTTGTTAGCGAAAATCAACTATCTAATCATGATTGGAAAGTTAGGGTTAGAAAACCAACAGGCTTTATAGATGCTTTAGTAGTTGATACATCAGAAGAACATTGTGGAGTTTTTAAAACAGATCCACAATACGCACTTCATGTAGGCGGTGATATGAAAGTTGATGGTGACTTTCTAATTGGTGGTACTCAATTTAATGTTGAAGTACAGAATTTAAGAGTAGAAGATAAGAATATTGAATTAGGAATAACAAGCGATAGTACTGTACTTAATAATGCTGGAGTAGATGGTGGTGGTATTGTACTTAAATCATCACAAATAGACAAAGAAATTTTATGGCAAAATTCAACTCAAGCATGGAGAAGTTCGGAAAATATAGATTTAGCCGCGACAAAAGGTTATTTCATTGATGGTACAGAAGTACTAGACAAGACAGAATTACATTCATCAGTAACTACAGCAACTGGATTAACGCAAGTAGGTACACTTACTACTTTAAGTGTTGATAATATTACCCTTGATAGTACTACTATTTCAACTAGTGGTAGCGGATTACAAATTACTAGTACGGGTGCTATTAATATTACAAATAACCAAGAAATTACAGGAGTAGCTGAGCCTACAACTAATACATCAGTTGCTACAAAGTTTTATGTAGATGATCAGATAAATCAAGAACCTGTTGTTATGAACTTAGATATATCAGATAGTCCAACAAATGCTCAGATAGCCACGATTATTGAAGATGTTTATCCAGCAGGAAACAAAAAAGTTGGATCATTCGCTTACGTTATAACGGTTTCACATGCCGCGGTAAACGTAACAGGTATTGATATTGGATCAGTAGCAAATAAATCATTCATATCTGTTGATTCAAATGGTGTACAGAACGAAAGTGTATTACAAGATATTGCATTTAATGATGCATCAGGAACAACTACAGCAAGTATTACTAGAGGGTTAAAGCGGTTTATAGTTGTTGGAACGACTTGGGTCTTTAATGGAGATGTAAGCTCCAGCGGCGGCTTATGGTAATAAATGATAAATATACTTAACAGGGGTTAAAAAACTATGGCATATACAATAGATAGATATAGCGGAGTAACGTTAGTAGTCGTAGAAGACGGTACAGTCGACCAAACTACTGATATTAAATTAGTAGGTAAAAACTATGCTGGATATGGTGAAATTCAGAATGAAAACTTTCTACACTTACTAGAGAGTTTTAGTGGAGCGGCTGAGCCACCTAAGGCTATATCTGGACAAGTTTGGTATGATGCTACAGCTAGTAAATTAAAATTTTATGATGGTTCTAAGTTTAGGACTACTGGCGGAGCAGAAGTTGCCACAACAGCACCAGCAGGGTTAGCCACAGGCGATCTTTGGTGGGATTCTGCAAATGAACAACTTTATGCTTATAACGGAACAGGATATATTTTAATTGGCCCACAAGGTATTGGAACAACTGTTTCACAGATGGTAACCAGAGCAGTTCGTGATACTACTAATGTAAACAGAATTGTTATTGCCGCTACAGTTAATGATGAAGTAATTTTTATTATTAGTTCAATAGCATTTACAATAGACTCTACAGATCCAACTAATCTTATTACTGGATTTGATAATATTAAGAAAGGTACTACATTACGTAATACAATTAATTCAACAGGTGGCGTAACTAGTACAACAGATTATTATTGGGGAACTGCAAGTAACTCATTAAAATTAAATGGTAAGTCAGACACAGATTTTGCTCTTTCAGGATCAGGAGCATTTACGTCATTAGTAACTTTTGCAGATGCTGGTATTGCCATTGGTGATTCCAATGACATGAAAATTTACATCGAAAATGATAATGAAGGTGTAATACAAAATCAAATTGGTACAGTAATTAAATTTAAAGTTGATGATGTAACAGGTGCTGTTAAAGAACCCCTTACAATAGATGCATTAGGATTATATCCACCAACAACAGATACATTTGAGTTAGGCAAAACAACATCAAAATTTGCTAATATTCATTCAACAGCGTTTACTGGATTGGCATCAAGTGCATCAACTCTAAGAGTAGGGGCTAATGATAGATCCCCTGATATTGCCGCTACAATTAATACAGTAGCAGTTAGAGATGCTAGTGGTAACTTAGTTGCAAACGTATTTACAGGAACAGCTACAGCGGCACAATATGCTGACTTGGCTGAGAAATATACAACTGATAAAGAATACGGATTTGGTACAGTAGTAGTAGTTGGTGGCGATAAAGAATTAACAGAATGCGATTCAAAGAATACAGACATGGCATTAGGCTTTATTGCACCGGCACCAGTTGGTGTTATTAGTGAAAGTCCAGCATTTTTAATGAATAAAGATGCTGATGGTCAAAATGTTGCACTTAAAGGACGAGTTCCAGTAAGAGTAACAGGACCAGTTAATAAAGGTGAAATTGTTTATGCTGGTCGAACAGGTACAGCATGTGCAACTTCAGAGAATGGATCATTAATTGTAGGCGTTGCCCTCGAATCAAATGCTAGTGCTTCTGAAAAACTAGTTGAATGCATATTAAAGGTATAACAAATGGCAGTTGGCGATATAATTACAGCGGCAAGATATAATAATCTACAAAGCCGTGTTGCAACAATATTAGGAACTGGGTCTGGTGATGACGGTTGGGGACAAGCATTAAATAGTTCACAAGTAGCCGCATCAGAAATAGTAACAGCAACGCACATGGCATTATTATATGATGACATTGCCGCTGGTAGAAAACATCAAACAAACATTACACCAACTGAAATAGCTCTTATTGCCACTACGGATACAATTTTAGATAGTAATACGGTTAATAAAAAAGGCGTAGCTCAGTTTGAAAACTTAACTACTACACTTGAAAATAGTAAATTTCTATGTAACGTTAATCAAGGTAGTTCCGAAGCAGGAGTTCAAGGACAATATACAACTGCTTGGAGCGGTCAACTTGATCATATTGTTAATGTAACATTTGCAACTGCCGATGCCGCAAGACATTTTTTTAATGCTGGTGGCGAAATTCGTTTTACGGCAAATATTGCTTATGTAGGTACTGAATCTAAAACAGTTGATTGGATGTATGTATTAGCAAACATGCAAGTTGTGTCGTTTAACTATACTGCTACTTCGGCTACAGGTACAGGTACAGGATCAGCTATTGGATATTATGGGCTTACTACATCATATCAGTCAATATTTGATAAACAAGGCTCAGGAACATATACAGAAAACCATTATATTATAGAAGCAAAAGGTAATACAGCAGTTAATCCGACTGTACTTACATTTAGAATGAACTTTAACGATGATGATCCAGCTGGCGGTTGGCCAAATGTTGATGAAACAGTTAAAGGTACACTTACAAGTTTGGTAGGACAATTCCGACCAACTGGCGTAAATGTTGAAGTAGCAACCCCAACGTATGCTAACGACGGTAGTAGTAACTTAACCTAATTTAACTCCCCCAAAGTAATTTTCCTGTAAATATACGTATATTATAGGAGTACAATTATGGATGAACGCTTATCCAAAGCATTAGAATTTTCTAATTATATGGTAACGCTTAATAACCAAAAGCGTATTTTAAAAGAAAAATATTACGAAAGTGCAGTCCATTATTTTAATGGCGGCCAATTTGCAGTAACTAAAGAATTAATTACTTTTGTGAATATGTTATGTACTAAAGGTAATGATTCTGATATTGTATTACTGGACGATAATGATACTCCAGTTAAAATTGAAGATTTAAATACCTTTTTTACTGATATACTAGATATTTACTTTACAGCAACTAATGAATATCAAACAGAGTATGAAAAAATACGAACTAAAAGGTCCGTAGACGGATTAATTGAGTATGAGCAATAAACAAGGCGTATTAATATTTGCTAGGAATAATGCTCAAATAGATTATATAAAACAAGCTCATTTTTTAGCAAAACGTGTCAAAGAATATTTAAATCTTCCAACGTCTATTGTAACGGATAGTCTTCAATATCTTAAAGATACGTATAAAGACTATGAAACAGTCTTTGATAAGATAATAGAGGTGCCATATTCGCGACCTTTAAGTATAAAACGTTACTATGATGGCAGTAATATATACAAGCAATTAGAATTTAAAAATGATTTACGAACTCAAGCATACGATTTAACCCCATATGATGAAACATTATTGTTAGATAGTGATTATATTATTAATAATCAGTTATTTACACATTGTTTTACACAAGAACATGATTTTTTAATTTATAAAAATTCACATGATTTAAGTGGATATAGGAATGATCCACGATTTCAACATATTAGTGATACTAGTGTTGATTTTTATTGGGCTACTTGTGTATTTTTTAGAAAAACACAAACTAATAAAATTTATTTCGAATTAACAAAGCATATACAAGAGAACTGGCCACACTATAATAGTATTTTTCAGATTAATAAAAATACATTCCGTAATGATTGGGTGTTTAGTATTGCTATACATATAATGAATGGTTATCAAAGAGGTAATTTTTCACATGAACTACCAGGAAAGTTATATTTTACTAGTGATAAAGATATTTTATGGGATTTAACAGACGACAAATTTTTATTTTTAATACAAAAAGACAAATACTTAGGAGAATATACTCCTTTAAAAGTTAGAGGTAGTAGTGTTCATGTAATTAATAAGTTTAGTCTTAATAGGATAATAGATAATGAGTAAAGGCTTTGTAGTTATAGCACAAAACAGCCAAGATGACTATGTTTTACAAGCATGTCTTTTAGCTATGAGTATAAAAGCAACACAAAAAGAATCTAACATTTGTTTAATTACAAATGATACAGTTCCATCTGAGTATATTAGTCTATTTGATGTAATAAAAGAAATTCCGTGGAACGATAGTGCTAGTGATAAAGAATGGAAAGTAGATAATCGTTGGAAATTATATCACGCATCACCGTATGACGAAACAATTATACTTGATACTGATATGTTAGTATTGCAAGACTTAGAAAATTGGTGGACATTCTTAAAAAATTATGATTTATTTTTTGTTAGTAATGTTTATACGTATAGAGGAGAATTAATAACTAGCGATCATTATCGTAAAACATTTACAGCTAATTCTCTACCAAATTTATATGCAGGATTTCATTATTTTAAGAAATGTGATTTTGCAAAAGACTTTTATTCGTGGTTAGAGCTAGTAATGAATAACTGGGAATTCTTTTATGGAAAATATGCTAAAGAACTTTATCAAAAAAACCTTAGTGTAGATTTAAGTGCGGCAATAGTAGCTAAAATACTTGATTGTGATAAAAAAATTACAAATAATAAATGTTTATTTCCTAGTTTTACACATATGAAGTCTTATATACAAGGTTGGGAAAATCCTAGTAGCAAATGGCAAGATCGTGTCGGAAGTTATTTAACAGATGATTTAAAATTAAAAATAGGAAACCATTTACAGCAAGGAATTTTTCATTACACAGAAAAAGACTTTGTTACAGAGGATAAAATTCAAAAATACAAGGAGTGGTTAAAGATATGATAGTTATTGCTGGATATGGATATGTAGGTAGAGCAATTCATAGCGTTTTTCCTAAAGCTAAAATTGTAGATCCTAAATATAACAATAACTCAATTGGAGGTTGGTGGAATAAACCGTCATGTGTTATTATTTGTGTTAATACACCTACTAAAAATGGTATTTGTGATCCATCTAATGTATTAGATGTATTAAAAAACTGTCCTAGAAACGTACCGATCTTAATAAAAAGCACAATAAGTTTACATGCATGGGATCAAATACAAGCAATGTTTGATAAAAGATTTATAACGTTTAGTCCTGAATTTCTTACGTCAGCTAATCCAATAGAAGCATTTAGAGATCAAGGAATAATGTATGTTGGTGGCGGCGATACAAAATTCTGGATTAAAAAGTTCTCAGATATTTTTACTGTTTCTAAAGAAAGCCCTCGTGCGTTAATTACTGCAAAGTTATTTAGAAATGCATACCTGGCAACAAAAGTTACATTTTTTAATCAGTTGTATACTATATGTGAAAAGGAAAAATTAGATTATAATACAGTTAATAGTTTAGTTTGTGCAGATAAGCGTATAGGACATAGTCATTCTTTAGTTCCAGGCGATGATGGTCACCGAGGCTTTGGTGGAGTATGTCTTCCAAAAGATATACAAGCACTAGCAAGTACTCATCAAGACGACTTATCACTTCTAATGGAAGTTATACGTATTAATAAAACTATGCGGGAAATCCCACATGAAACAAAGTTAATAGAAAAATGGTAATATTAAAACAAGAAGAACAAAGTAATAAACGATACGCTGTTTTTAATTCTGAAACTGGCGAATTATTATCGTTACCTAATTATAAACCAGAAAAGTGTGATTTTATAGAAGTAGATCCTCTAGAAGTTGCCGGGTTATTATCAGGTGAAGACCAAATGTCTTATTATTATGTACATTATTCTAAAATAACAAAAGGTTATGAACTAAGATTACGTATAAACAACAATATAGATAGTTATAGTGTTAATGATTTAATATATGAAATACCTAAGAACAATTTAGATAATGCAGATTTAAATATAACACAGAATATAAAAGATACATGCTGGAAAATTCAAATAGGTGGCAACCTTAAAGCAAATATTCTATCTCAACATATTAGTTTAAATAATACAGTTAGTCTAAGTGTTACAAGAAAGAATGATCCTAACATTCTTTATAAGACTTTATATGTTGATTTTTCTAGTTTAGAAAATAACAAATATGTTATAATACCTTTTACAGATAAATTTGAATTTGAAGGCGAAGAAGTGTCAATTTATACAATGAAAAAATTTGACGAATATTCATACGGAGTTATTCAATGAATATGTACATTAATATTGCAGAACAAGATATCATCTTTTTAAGTTATGACGAACCTAATGCTGAAAAGAATTATGTTGATTTAGTTAAAAAAGTACCATGGGCAAAACGTGTTCATGGTGTAGAAGGATCAGATGCCGCACATAAGGCGTGTGCAGAGTTATCTGAAACTAAACATTTTGTAACAGTTGATGGTGACACAATTATTGATCCTAATTTTTTAAATGTTAAACTTGACTTAGATGCGTTAGGAGTAGACGACGATTATCAATTTAGTTGGTGTGGCAAAGTTAACATCAATGGACTAATGTATGGTAATGGTAGTTTAAAAATGTGGACTAAAGATTTTGTAAGCAATATGCGTACACACGAAAACACCGATGGTAATGATGATACAATGATAGAATTCTGTTATTTTGATAATTATTATCAATTAAATGACAATTATAGTGAAAGTATTATTAATTCAACTAAAGCCCAAGCCTTTAGAGCAGGATTTAGAGAAGGTGTTAAGATGAGTCTTAACAGAGGTGCTAAAGTTACTAACCTAGCAGAAGATGTATGGTGGCAAAATTATCATAGATTATTAATATGGATGAATGTTGGTACTGATGTTGATAATGGTATATGGGCAATTTATGGAGCAAGAGAAGGATGCCATCTTGCACTTACTGACTGGGACGTTTCGCAAACAAGAGATTTTACTATTCTTAATAAAATGTGGGATGAAAAATATAGTAAAGTAAAAGATGATGAAATATATCATAATGTTGGTGAACTTGGTTTTAGATTAAAAGAATTAGACTTGCCATTAAGTGAACAACCGTTAACAGCAGACCAAAGTAAGTTTTTTAAAACTGTTTACATTAATACAGACAGGGTTATAGGTAGAAAATGAGTAATTGTAGATACTATATAGGAACGTTTCGTTTAAAAGATGACGAAAGTTCTGATATATGGCACGATCAAATTATGCGAGATCAAATGGGTCCTATATTAGATGATGCATTTAAGTATGGTGCAACAATTACAGAAGAACGAAGTGTGCCTAGCGACTTTGATATGCTTCATTGCCATTTATATGCAAAATTTAAAAATGATAAAAAAGCTATGTTATTTGTATTAAAGTATCCTCAGGTTAGACGTTCAGAGAGAATAAAAAGAGAAGACTATGCTAAAAATTTAAATTGGGTAGGCTAATGGAAAAAGAATTAGCTAAAATTAAAAGACTATTACCTATCACTAATGCAGAAATTAGCCCTACTTTTTGTCTAGCCAAATGGCATCATACTACTATCTATCTAGCAACAGGCGAAACACATAGTTGTTATCATCCTGCTCCGCACCCTATACCATTAGAAGAATTAAAAGACAACCCAAGTGCATTACATAATACTATTGAGAAAAAAGATCAACGTAAGCAAATGCTTTGTGGCGAAAAACCAGATGGTTGTAGTTATTGTTGGAAAATTGAAGCTATGGGTAAAGATTATGTAAGCGACAGGCATATTAAAACAGCAAGTATATATACTCCAGAAAGAGTTGCGGAAATAAAACAAAAAGGACCAGAATTTAACGTAAATCCTGAGTATATCGAAATTAGTTTTTCAAATGAATGTAATTTTAAATGTGGGTATTGTCATCCTAAGGCTAGTAGCAGATACTGGAAAGAAATTGAGGACCATGGACCTTATAAAATGTCAAGTACTCATAGACAAGATATTGATTGGTTTAAAGTTTATAAAAATGAAGAAGAAAATCCTTATGTTGATGCATGGTGGAAGTGGTGGCCTGAAGTTAGTAAGACTTTAAACATCTTACGTATTACTGGTGGCGAACCTTTAATGCATAAAAGTTTATGGGATTTATTTGAAAAATTAGAAGCAGATCCTAAACCTCATATACAAATTGAAGTTAATAGTAACATGGGTGTTAAACATGCATTAGTTGAGAAATTAACTAATACAGTATTAAGACTTAAAGAAAAAAATTGTATTAAAAGTTTTAAATTATATACAAGTATTGATACTTGGGGACCAAGAGCCGAGTATGCACGTACAGGACTAGATATTAAATTATGGGAAGAAAATTTAGATCATTATTTAAGTAATACAGGTTGGCCTGTAACATTTATGATTACATTTAATATTTTTTCTGTAACTAGTTTTAATTTATTATTAGAAAAAATATTAGAATGGCGATGTAAGTATAACTCAGCCGCAAACGAAACACAATGGCAACGTATAAGATTTGATACACCGCATTTAAAAGAGCCAAGTATATATGATATGAATATATTACCTAAAGACAAATTTATGTCATATATGGAAAAGCACTTACAGTTAATGCATGAATATCAAGACGATAGGGATAGAACAAAATTTAGCTCACTAGAAGTAGAAAAATTTAGACGTGTAGTTAATTATATGCGTGTAACAAATTACGAATCTGCTAAACTTAAACAAGCACGGACAGATTTTTATAATTGGTTCACTGAGTTTGATAAGCGTAGAGATTGTAGTTTAACAAAAACTTTTCCAGAACTAGAAGGATTTTATAATGACTGCAAACAAATCTAAAACAGTTTGTATCCTACCTTGGATTCATATGTATGCAAATGCAGATGGTAATGTATTACCTTGTTGTGTAGGTGATTATAACAGTCCTTTAGGTAATACTCAGAATACTCCTATAAAAGAAATATGGAATAGCCCCGAATATAAAAAGTTACGTTTACAAATGTTAAATGGAGAGCAACCTAACGTATGTAGACAATGCTGGGTTCATGAACAGGCAGGCAATAATAGTCCACGCATACATCATAATAGACAGTTTGCAAAGTATATGCCATTTGTTTCTGAAACTAATCCAGATGGCAGTCTTGATGAGATGAAATTACGTTATATGGATATACGTTGGAGTAATATTTGTAATTTTAAATGTAGAACGTGTAGTGCAACATTTAGTTCTAGTTGGGCCCAAGAAGATGGTAAAGAAAAAGTTTATATTTTTGCAGGTGGTAAAGATAATGATGACTTGTACGAGCAATTTAAACCTTATTATAAAGATATAGATGTTTTTTACTTTGCTGGAGGAGAGCCATTACTTACTGATAAGCATTATGATATTTTAGAATATTTAATTGATAATAATCGTACTGATGTTATGTTAAGATATAATTCTAATGTTAGTAATTTGTTTTATAAGAAAGAGTGTATTACAAAGTTATGGAATAAATTTACTAATGTTAAAGTTGATGCTAGTTTAGATAGTTGGGGTGATAGAGCTGAATATATACGTGAAGGAACTGAATGGTTTGTAATAATGAATAATTTAAATCTTATTAAAAAAGAATCACCTCATGTTAGACTGAGTTTTAATACTGTAGTAAGTGCGTTTAATCTCTTAACACTTACCGATTATTTAAAATATATGCAAGAACAGAGGTTTGATGTGTCAAATGGAATATTATATAATATTGTTGATCCTAAACATTATACAATATCTATATTGCCCGATGATAAGAAACAAGAAGCTTGTCAAAGAATTACACAATATCTACAAACAGCTCCTAGTAATGGCATAGCTGAACAGTTAAAGGGGGTATTACGATATATTAAGAGTTCGGTATATGATGCTAAAGCTCATAATAAGTTTAAAGTTCATACAGAGCATTATGATAAAATAAGGAATAGAGATTTTAATAAAACGTTTCCTGAACTTAACGGTGTATTCTAAAATCAATATCGTGAGATGGCCGTATAACTAATTCATTCCTTACCATCTGACGCCAACGTTCTTCCGTTTGATAAAGACTAAATCTCTTATTTGTTCGTGAAGCACCATCCATATACTTAATCCATTTTTGTTGTATTTCACCAACTTTTTTATTAGTTGTTTTTGACCAATTATGTTTAAATATACGTTTTAAATAATCATAATGCTCTAATGGGTGCGGATGGCCGTCTTGGAAATTCTTATTAACTAATTTTCTATCAGCTTCAAATTTTTGTTCCCAGTTATTATTAAAAAGTGTATCATAAAAACTAGGTAATAGTTGGTTTATAGTTTCAGAGTACATTGCTCGTAGATGCTCTATTCGTTGTACTTGAATACCTTCAACAGCATATTTTGGATCAATTGATATTTTTGTGTCCCATTGATCAACATAGTGAACAAGGTCATTCATTTGTATAAAATGCCATTGTGTTTTATGTCTAAGCATCTCATAAGCTGATTTAATAAACGCTAAATCTCGAAGTAATGCTCCATATTCACTAAAGTATTTTTTAACCCATGATTCATCATATGTTCCTTGACTATAAATATTGCCTGGGGTAATCCATTGGCCACCAGCTGTAAAACTAGGATCTGCTGTAGGCTCAGCATCTAAGAATCTATCTTCTCTACTTATATTCGTCCATTGTACTATTACTAAGTCTTCGTGTGTAAAATTGTATGAAGAGTCAGCCTGCATTAATGTATTAAAGATATAATGATTACCAGCTCCAGACTTTCCAAAATTATAAAACTTAGCATCTGGAAATTCATATCCTAAAATATTAGCCCAAGTACCCCATGCATAGTCTGTAAAGCTACAGCCAAAAGTAAAAATTCTATTAACCTTTAATGCAATTAAGTTTTTCATTCAACATTATCCTTTGATTGTTGTACTAATGTAAATGCAAGTTTTTGAAATACTTCTTTTGTATATTCTTCACGATACATTATTTTATAGTTATGTTTAAGTACGTCTTGTTGTTGAAAACACCATAATAATTTGTCTTCCCCAGTCATCTTATTTAAGCGAGCTACAGCAGATTCTATTTCCCCTTTAATCATAGTCCATCTCTTATATGTATTGCTCTCGCTATCAAAACTATAATCAAACATTTTGTCATATAACTTGTAGCCGTAGTCTTCTAAGTTTTTATTAGCATTAGGTTGTCCCCAAATAAGAAACGGTTGCATATGAAATATAGAGCGGAATGTTTTTTCACTCCAGAATCTACTAGTGTTATCCCAATCTTCTGCAAGTGTTTCTCCAATTACTTGGAATAATGTAGACCAATGTAGATGTGAACTTAAACTCATAGCATGATTAGTTTTAAAATCGTTAGTATCTGCAATTAATGGTAAGTGCCGATTAAACTTTTTTAAAGCCCTAAATGAAAGTTTCCCTTTTGATCCTCGTATTAGTTCTGTTTCTTGACAATAGTGCTCTGGTTTTTTAATCCTATCATGACTTAAAATACAGTTCTGATATAAGTTACTATTAAATATTTCAAAGGCGCTTAATGTTCTATGAGGTCTATTTACTCTACTAAGACTTAAGAAATGTTTTTCACCGTAATAGTATCTTTTTCTATTCTTTACTGCATTAAGATAAACTTTTTCAATACGAGTGTCAAGCTCAGCTTCAGCTAATCCTGATACTGGTAGTGTGTCTACTTTTAAATTAAAAAGCATGTGTTCAAAGTTATGAAAACTAGCAACATGAATAGATTCTTTTATACTATGATAAGTGTTATATCGAATTAAATTTTTATTTTCAACCATATTAGATGTAATAAGAATAACTTTTTTAGGTGATATATTATGCACTCTACAGTTATGATATAATACATCATAAAATGGAGTATTTCCATATATAGTACTAAATCCTTCAGTACTTGCATCAAATAAAAAGAATGTTTTTGGATCTTTACGTAACTGTTTTACATTTTTTTTCCTTATAAATTGAAATAAATCAACATCCTTTTCCCATTGGGGATATTTTATCAATACATGAAACAAGCATAAGTTTGACTCGTCTAGATTAAGGTCTTTGAATGCTTGTAAAAACTTTTGTGAGGCTAGAGAACTTTGGACTTTTCGTACGTATACGTTTCTTTTGATGTAGTCAGTTACTGGAATCATATATAAAAATCGCCATAAATATTAGTAGTATTTATATACGCATATAATGATTGGAGGTTCATGTGAAGATAGGGTTTATAGGGTTAGGAAAACTAGGGTTACCATGTGCCGAAATCGTCGGTGAAAAAGGCCATGACGTAACAGGATATGATGTTATTAATATAGAATCAGAAGTTATAAAAATTAAAAAAACCATTAAAGAAGTAGTTGAAGATAGAGATATTGTTTTTGTTTCAGTACCGACGCCACATCATCCTGACTATGATGGTAGGACACCTTCAGCACATTTAGAACCTAAAGATTTTAATTACGAAATTGTTATTGATGTGTTAAGAGAAGCTAACGTTTATATGAATAAGAAACAACTACTAGTTCTTATTAGTACTGTTTTACCAGGAACAACCCGCCATCATTTTGTACCATTAATTAGTAATACTCGCTTTGTATATAATCCTTATTTTATTGCTATGGGTACTGTAGCTTGGGATATGGTAAATCCTGAAATGGTAATTATCGGAACTGAAGACGGAAAGTCTACTACTGATGCACAACAATTAGTAACATTTTATAAAACAATAATGGAAAATAAGCCAAGATATGAAATAGGTACTTGGGATGAGTGTGAATGTATTAAGGTTTTTTATAACACATTTATTAGTATGAAAATTGGATTTGTTAATATGATTCAAGATGTTGCAGAAAAGCAAGGAAATATTAATGTCGATGTTGTCACTAACGCTCTTTCAAAAAGTACAAATCGAATTATTAGTTCAAAATATCTAACAGCAGGATTGGGCGATGGCGGAGGATGCCATCCAAGAGATAACATTGCATTACGCTTTTTGGCTCAAAAATTAGACTTGCAATATGATCTATTTGATGCTATAATAAAGGCTAGAGAAGTACAGGCCAAGAACATGGCTAAACGTTTGGTTAATCTAGCACACGAAAATGATTTACCAATATTATTAAATGGAGTTAGTTATAAACCAGGAGTGCCATATATAGATGGAAGTTATAGTTTACTAGTGGGATATTATTGTGCAGAAATAGATTATGCTTGTATGCAGGTTGATCCTTTAGTTAGTCCTGATACAGGACCATTTAGTGCAATAGTATTATTAGCTCATCCAGAGTTATACTGTAAACTTAATGATGATAGCATAGTGGTTGATCCATGGAGGCAATATAAATCTAGTAAGCATAAGGTGATTTATTACGGAAATACAAGATGAAAAAAATATTAATAATTGGCGATAGCAACGGATTAGGAGAATGGGGACAAATTACTCCGGGTCCCGGAGTTGCTAACAACAATGATAATACTATTTTTAGACCGTATAACCAAGACAAGTATTTAGAAGGAGACTCGCCTAAACCATTTCAATTAGTTTATCCAGGCTTCGGATACTTTTTAGATTTAAAAGGTCATGCCACTTGTAATTATAGTTTTGGAGGTGCAGGCAATTTTGAAGCAATTTTTAGAAGTGAAGAAGCATTAGGATTAGCACCACCTTTTACAGCACCTACTTTTTATACACCTGATGTTATTATATGGATGTTAACAGAACCTTGTCGTAATTACAAGAAAGATACAACATCAGATGACGCCGGACTATGGGACTTAGATAAGCATTATTTAAAATTAAATGAAACTAACAAATGTAAATCTATTGCTGAATTAAACCGGGTACTTATGAAGATTGCATTTGATGCCGCACAAGAAATATATAATGAATTAAAAATTCCTTTTATTTTAATAGAAGGCTGGGGCGAAACATACGGCTTAGAAAGTAACTATACTTTTATTAAACATATTCATAAAGGTTGGTTACAAAAAATATTAGGTAAACAAATACCATTACTTACATCTTGGGGTTCTATTAACGCTATTAAAGAGTTAAGATCGGATCTAGCTGATACAGACGAATTTAAAAAGGAAGTTAACAAATACGAAGAAGTTATAAATTATATGGCATTGTCTGATGATTTTCCAGATAACGGCCATCCAGGTAGGATACTTCATAAAAAACTAGCAGAAGAGATAGAGCCTTATGTATGATATTGTTTTTATAAGTTACGAAGAACCAAATGCAGATGAAGTTTATGCAGAGTTAAAAGCACGATTTCCAATGGCTAAACGTGTTCATGGGGTAAAAGGTATACACCAAGCCCATATAGCCGCGGCTAAAAAATGCTTTACAAAAATGTTTTGGGTAGTAGATGGTGATGCTAGACTAAAAGATGATTTTAAATTTGATTATATTGCGTCTGAATGGGATTTAGATGCTGTTCATGTATGGCGTTGTCAAAATCCTATAAACTTTTTAGAATATGGTTATGGTGGCGTAAAATTATTACCAAGACAACTTACAATAGATATGGATGTTACTAATTTAGACATGACAACTAGTATTAGTGATAAGTTTTTTGCACATGAAGAAATTAGTAATGTTACAGCATTTAATACAGATCCTTTTAATACATGGAAAAGTGCATTTCGTGAATGTGTTAAATTGTCAAGTAAAATTATTAGAGGCCAAATAGACGAAGAAACAGAAATGCGATTAATGGTATGGTGTAATGAAGGAATGGGAAAACCTAATGGAGATTATGCTATGGCAGGTGCTCGTGCAGGTAAATTTTATGGCGAAGCATTTAAAGGAAATACTGAAGTATTATTTAAAATTAATGACTATGCCTGGCTAAAAGAAAAATTTGATGCAGAAAATTGTTGATATAAAATCTGTTCATATTGAATTGACTGATAAGTGTCAAGCTCAATGTCCAATGTGTGCAAGAAATTTTAATGGCGGAGCACCTCGTCCATTTATTCGTAATGGTGATATAAGCATAGCTCAGTTTAAGGAATGGTTTCCGAAAGAATTTTTAGCTCAGTTAACAAATTTTTACAGTTGTGGAAATTATGGCGATCCTGCATTTGCACAAGATTGTTTAGAAATTTTTCAGTATGTAAGAGATGCAAATCCTACTTGTAGATTAGCACTTCATACTAATGGTGGTATGCGTAATGAAGAATGGTGGAGCAAACTTGCTCCTGTAATAGGTTCAGTTAGTAATAGTAATGTTGTATTTGGCATAGATGGGTTTGAAGGGAAGCACGAACTATATAGAAGGAATACAAAGTTTTCAAAAGTTATTGATAATATGGAAGCATTTATTAAAGCTGGAGGAGTAGCAAGAGTAGATAGTTTAGTTTTTAAACATAACGAAGATGATATTGAAACACTTGAATATTTTTTATTAGGAAAAGGAGTGCAAAAAGTAAATTTTGTTAGTACTGCAAGATTTTATGACTTAGATAAATTTGCAGTTCAAGATTTAGATGGAAATTATGAATATGATCTTGAACCTGCTACACGATCAGAATATAAAAAAGTACCAAATAAAGCATTAGATAGTTTATTAGATGATGATGTTAGATATGAAGTAATTAGTAAAGCTAGTATTAAACCAAAGTGTATGGAAGACCAAGGTATATATGTTGACCCATGTGGAAATATACTTTCTTGTTGTTTAATAGGTAGTGACTATTTAGAAGAACCATTAAAAGAAACGTTGCCTATTCATACGTTAAGGAATTTAACAGTACAAAATACAAAAGATATGTTAAAAGATATAGGTGTACCAAATTGTAAAGATGGTATTCTTAGTAAAGATATTATACTATGGGAACACATGGGAAATTATTGGCATGGTGATAATAAGTGTATGACCTGTGTCAAAGCGTGTTCTAAAACAATCTTTAATACAACAAAGAATATATCATGACAATACCATTTGAAAATATAGTCAAATTAGGACAACGAACAATGCTAGAAAACAATGTTTTTTCGGTTAGTTGGATCTTAGGTAGATTTTGTAACTATGATTGTAGTTATTGTTGGCCGTATGCTAAAAGTAAAACAGTAGATCATAGACCTTTATTAGAATATATTCGTACAATGGATGAAATTAAAAGTCAAGCAAGGGCCCACGGCTTTGATAAGTTTCATTTTAGTTTTAGTGGTGGCGAACCAACTGCATATAAAGGGTTAATAGATTTAATTAAAGCGTACCAAGAACCTGTTAGTAACTATCTTAGTGTACACATGACTACTAATGCTAGTCCAGGATTTAATTGGTGGAACAAATGGTTAACAGCAACAGAGAAATTAGATCGTAAAAGTATAACAGCAAGTTATCATGCAGAATTTTCTAATGAAAAAGAATTTGCAGGCAAACTTACCTTTTTACAAGAGCATGGAGTATTAGTTACAATTAATCAAGTTATGGTTCCAGATAGATTTGATGAATATTATGGAAGAGCTCAACGTTTTAAAGACCAAGGCTTACATGTTACTCTTAAACCACAAAGTAATGATATAGCAAGTGCAGTAGTTGATGGTTATAGTGAAGCTCAATTAGAAATATTACAAAATGAGATGGAACAAGAAATAAGCCAAATAGCGTTATTTGATAAAAAAGGCATAGAATATAAATTAGACCAAGCAGAAAGACTGAATGCTCATCAGTTTAATAAATTTAAAGGCTGGATGTGTAATGCAGGATATCAAAGTTGTATTATTCGTGAACCAGGCGGCGAAATTAAACGTGCTTATAGCTGTCATGATGAACCATTAGGTACTATTGATACAGGGTTTACTTTATTTAAAGAACGCAAAGTTTGTATTACCCCAACTTGCGTAAGTAGTGCAGATAGTAAAATACCAAAAGAGTTAGTTTATGAAAATTGATATTGATGATATAGCTTATTGGGTAGATGCAATTAGAGATGCAAACGATCATAAACGTTTGTTAGAAAGTTTCTGGCATGGACAGCTTGAGAGTAAGAAGTGGTTATGTGAAGAACTTCCTAAAGTTACTCATGCTGAAGCTAGTAAAATAGTTATCTTTGGAGGCTGGCATGGAATTTTGGCTACAATGCTTTTTAATAGCGAACTTGGTGTACGACATATTAGATCTGTTGATATTGACCCTGCGTGTAAGGACATAGCATTAAGCATGAATAAAAAGTATGAAATAGATGGAAAATTTGATGCAGTTACAGAAAATATGTGTAATTATGAATATACAGAAGATCCACAAATTGTTATTAATACAAGTTGTGAACATATTACACAAGAACAGTATAATACTTGGTTAAACAAAGTTCCAACTGATACATGGGTAGTTGTACAAAGTAATAATTTCTCATCCCATCCTGAGCATATTAATTGTTCAGAGAATTTATTAGATTTTAAATGGAAATCAAATATTAGTAAAGAGTTTTATTCAGGTACATTAGAGTTACCTAAGTATGATAGATATATGATTATAGGTAGAAAAAAATGACAGACAGTAACGAATATTGGTATAACCCTGCAGACTCGCAGTTAGGAAAATGGCAACGTGAATTAGAAGACGTTTCTAAATCTCCTACCTTCTGTGTTTTACCATGGATACATTTTGCCACAAGACCAAATGGAGATATGCGTTTATGTTGTAGTGCTAATGCCAGCGGAGCGGCTACTGGTGATCATGAAGTAGGATTAGTAAAAATGGAACATGGTAAACCTGCAAACTTTGGTCGTGAAACTCCAATGGAAGCATGGAATAATGACTATATGAAGTCTGTACGAACTACAATGCTTAATAAACAAATTCCTGCTAGTTGTACTAAATGTTTTCAAGAAGAAAAAATAGGTGTTGTTAGTAAACGTATTTGGGAAACAGGTACATGGTATAAAGATGGAGTAGATATTCCTGAATTAATTAAACAAACACAAGAAGATGGTACAATTCCGGAAGAACTAGTATATTTAGATTTGCGTTTAGGTCATACGTGTAACGTTAAATGCGTAATGTGTAGTCCACATGATTCTAGTCAATGGGTTAAAGACTGGAAACAATTAGTTCCACAACTAGATAATCCAGAAGTTAAAAGACAAATGGCGTGGGACAAATCAGAATTTAATAATAAGTGGCATGAGAAGGAAACGTTTTGGGAGGAAATGAATAAGCAAATTCCTAACTTAAAGCAAGTGTATTTTGCTGGTGGTGAACCTTTAATGATTAGAGAACATAAAACATTTATTGAAGAAATTATACGCCAAGGCTATCAAGATAAGATATTGTTACGTTATAATTCAAATGGTATTTTAGTAGACGAAGATTTAATTGAGTTATGGAGTAAGTTTAAGAAAGTTAAATTTGCAGTTAGCATGGACGCTTGTTTTCAACGTGATGAATATATACGTTTTCCTACAGATTGGGCAACTGTAGAAAAGAATCTTCATATGCTAGATAATACGCCAGACAATATACAAACAAGTTTAGCTACTGCTATACAAATTTTTAATGTAAAGCACTTACCTGATTTTATGAAATGGAAAGTAGAATCTAAATTTAAAAAACTTAATGTAGGTACAGTTCCAGGTGGTGTACAAATGGGTGGTGGATTAGTTAATATGCATTTACTGTATATTCCTACATTTTTAAGTATACAAATATTACCCAAAGAAGATAAGCAAGAAGTTAGAGAACGTTATTTAGAATTTAAAGATTGGTTGTTTACTAATTATAGACAAGATGACGAGTATTGGAAAATTAATCCTTATGGTTGGAAACGTTGGGAAGCAGTAATGGATCATATGGATGCAAAGGACAATAGTCATTTACTTCCGGGCTTTAAAGAGTATGTCAACAAACTAGATGCCATTAGAGGATTAAAGGCGTCTAATATTTTTCCAGAGATAGCACATTTATTATGAAACAACTTAATAGAATAGTTTCAACACAACCTTCTAATGTTTTAGATATTAGATTCTGGCCAACTGATATTTGTGATTATGATTGTACATATTGTTTTCCTGATTCTCATCCTGGAATACATAGGTATCCTAAAAATATTGATACTGTAATAAACAATTTCAGAACATTGTTTGATGTTTATACTAAAAAATTTAATAAAACAGAATTTTGGTTGTGTTTAGTAGGTGGCGGTGAGCCAACGTTATGGCCGCATTTTAATACATTTTGTAGAGAAATTAAAAAAGAACATAATGTTCGACTTAAAGTAACAACTAATGCTTCTAGAACTTTAAGATGGTGGGACCAAAATGTTGAATACTTAGATAGAGCAACGTTAAGTGCCCATCATGAATTTATAGATATAGATCATTTTATGAAAGTAGGTGATTTTTTATATGAATGTGATTTAAATATTGGGGCATTAATGTTAATGGATTGTGAGCATTGGGATAAGTGCGTTGCTATTGTAGAGAAGATGAAAACTAGTAAACAACCTTGGATTATTGAAGCTAAAAGCATTGTTCAATTCCCAGGTAAAGATATTAACTCTTATACTCAAGAACAAATAGACTATGTTGCAAATACTATTAAAAGAGTTCCAGACCCAAAGTACATATTAAAACATATTGATGATTTTAATGTATTTCAAAGTGTTGCTTTATTTAATGATGGTACTGCAACAACTATGAAGTCTGAAGATTATATTCATAACAAATGGAATTATTTTAATGATTGGACTTGTCATGTACCTATAGAAAATTTAGTTATAGTATATGATGGTACTGTTACAGGATCATGTAATGCAAATATTTTTAAAGATGCAAAAATTAACATTTTTTCAGAAACATTTAAAGAAGAATTTGAAGAAAAATCATTTGATTTAAAACCAATTAAATGTCCATTTAAGGTTTGTAATTGTTTACCTGATACTCATATTACGAAGTATATTTCGTAATATTAATATCTGCGGCGCAAGTACACCATTCCCTAGTACACGTAATAGATTCAGTAGGTTTTTTAAAACTACCTTTATAAATGTTACCCAAACTACCGCCTACTCTACAAGTAGCACGGTGTACATCACCATCCCAATTTATCATTAAACTTTCCAGACCTGCCTGGCAAGTCCAGCCTTTAAATCCGTTTGTTTTATTGATAAGCAAGTCGTTTACATTACATTCAATAGTGTTATCAATCAATGTATTAGTTGGAGGATTGTGATTTTCGGTCTTTAAAAAGTCCAATTCTTCCTTAGAATAGCGTTCCAAATCTTCAAAAATATCATGTGTTTCAGTCCAGCGTATAGGACGTAAAGCATAGGGTATTCCTGCATTAGAAAGGCGTCTACAAGCGTCTATAACGTCGTTTAAGCGTTGGTTAATCATCATGACATGTACAAGTACCATCTTGTTTTTAGATGTATTATGTACGCTTATAATGGTCTCTAAAACACGCTCCCAATCGTACTCAAAATGCAAACTAAACACTATATGATCTAGATATTTTTGGAGCATATCAACATAAAAGTTTTTGGTTCTTGTACCATTTGTAGTTACATTAATCCAGCTAACTTTAGGACGAGCATAGTTTAATAAAGTAGTAATATCAGGATGAACAAATGGTTCTCCTCCTGTAAAACTAATTCTTACATTTTTGAGTTTAGATAATTCGTCTACAGTATTTTTAAGAATTTGAATATCAGTATGTTCGCTAACCATGTCATGAATTTCTGCTGGGCAATACGAACAGTCATAATTGCATCGTTTGCCTAGGTTCCATTCAACCTTAATACTTTCTGCATAATGGGGATATTTGTTTTCTACCTTAAACATTGTATAGTTCCAATTTTATTATACACTGAAAGAGTTTCTATAATATCTTTATATGATTTATGATTTAATCCACTTTTAATAAGATTAATTTTAGCAACAGGAATCATCCCAAAGCTATTCTTTTTAAACGTATAACCTTTTTTGTTAAGCCATAGTTTGATTTGAAGCTTTCTTAAAGTATGCATAACCCAATTAACACTTCTACCAAATTTTATCATAAAATCAGAACTATAATGTGTTTGTGGTACATCTGTAGTATATTGATCTTTGTCTTTAAAAATGTCTAACATATTTTTACCTACATGACAATAGTTAATATATACACAACCAAATTGCCATTTAAATGTAAAATCGTCATAGTTTGCTAACTCTAATTTTTGTCTAGGCCTATCTTTAAATGTTACAACAATGGTAGCCGCATTGCCTCTTTTTTGTGATTCATATTCGTGAATTAAGATATTAAATTGTTCAACAGCTACTTTTATTTCTTTAGGTGCATTGTTAAACCATTGTGTACCTTCAGTAATATCACCTCGTAAGTCTTCAAAGTACGTATGCAATAAATTTAAATCAGTGCAGTTAGTTACAAATATATCTATTACTCTATCATATCTATTGATAATTTCAATTTGTTTATTAATTAATTTAATATAATATCTTTTATCCTGCCCTGGCCAATCAGTAAATCTTGTATTCTCATAAAGTTCGTTATGATTATATAATTCCTTATACCACTTTTTAGCAATATTAGTATCATATGTATCGAAGTATACCCATTTACTATCTTTATTATTTTTAAATAGTATTCTAAACATAATTAGCGAACTCAGGATTGATTACATCAAATGGTCCTTGATTTCTTCTAGAGTCTAATGTTTTATTAAATGCAATACAGTCTTGCCAATATTCTGATAAATCTTTTGCTTCTAAAAAGTTTATATTGTCAGTAATTTGTTGTTGTGTAATCTTTTTCAATATAGGATGTTTTTTTACTAACTTATAGCTATCTATCTTAGTATACATATCATTTAGTTGTCTAATTACATCATCTTTTAAAGGTTTAGGTAAAACTTGAGCACTTAATACTCTAGGGTATTGTACTCTATGGCTATAAAACACTATCTCCAGATCATTTAAAAAGTATTCAATAACCTTTGGTAGTTGTAATATATTATTAGCTTGAACAGTAAATGCACCAACAACTCTACTTACATTTGGAAATTGTTTAATTGCGTTAACGTTCTCGACAACTTCTTTAAAGTTACCGCCACTACGAATGTATTCATATATTTTCCATAACCCGTCAATACTAACATTAACAGCTACACTTTTAAATTTAGGCCAATAGTCATAGATAGTGCGACCCCCTTTAATTCCTAATACAGTTCCGTTTGTAGCATACTTAATTTCAATATTATCGCCATACGGGGCTAACATATCTAAAATTTTATAATGCATTGGGTCCATTAACGGTTCACCACCAGCAAATTCTACTCGTCTAAAGTGCGGTAATAGTTTTTCAAAACTTTCCCACCAATTAGGACTATTATCAAACAAGCCTACATAAGGTGCTTTAGTTAATCCTAAGTTTTCTACAGCCTTGACAAGGTAGTTGTTTTCAGCTTTATAATGATGTACAATAGAGTTCCAATCTTTCCATTGTGTACTATCTAACGGATTGCACATACGACATTTTAAATTACACAAATTATTAATTTTAATTTCCATTGTAGGTAATTCAAATGGCATTGTGTAATCGTCATTTAGTGTTTCTAATGCGTCTGGATATAAATTAATTCTAGACTCTGGAATAACATCACTAATATGTCGTTGGCGTAAACTTTCTACACCCTGGTCTTCTAAATCAAAGCAAGGTTTACATACTTCAGGACGTTCGTTGTTTAATACTTGTTTACGAACTTTACGCATTGTATCATTGTTCCATGCTTCTTCTAAAGTTTCGTTTTGTATCCAACCAATAGGTTGACTACGACAGCAAATTTTAATTGCGCCGTCTTCTCGTGTTGCCAACCCCGTAAAAGGGTGCATACAATATGTACATGATTTTTTAGTTGAGGTCATTTTGTTTTATAGCCCAGTTGCGTTCTTTACACCAAAAACATTTTCCGCATTCTGGAACAGCTTGTCCTGGAACGTAAGTTTTATAATCTAGGTCACCAAAGACTTCAGGATAATGTGTTTTATCACCTTCGCAACTACGAGTAAGTATTAATAGTCCTCTAATATTATGATCGTAATATTGTTTAATAATCCAGTCTTTACGTGTATAGATAAAAGGATGACAAACTGTTACACCCATGTGTTCTCTAACTAAAGGTGTTAAGTCTTCGGAAGGGTCAATATCTCTATCGTCTAGCTTACCTTTAAAGTCTTCAATAGGATTTTTGTTTACGCCGGCAAACCAAGCATCTAATCCGTATCTAAATGCAATATATTCTGCATGAGAACGTAGAATAATTTGATTACCACTTTTTAGTTTACCATATTCATCTATAATAGTAGGCCCTTTATCTCCCCATTCTAAATCAGGCGGAATAAAGTTTTGATGCATAGTAAATCTATGATCTGGAAATCTTACTTCTAACCAGTTATATACAGCTAATGCATTATATTTTTGCCAAGGTCTTGTTTTCCACATTCTAATATTAGTTAAAATATGTATATTAGTTGTATGGGGAACATTTGAACAAATTAAATAAGCCAATAATGCACTATCGGCTCCGCCACTTAAACTAATGCCAATATTTCTCCAGTTAGTTAATACAGGAAATTCTACGTCATCATACTTAACAATATTTTCTGCATATTTTGTATCTTTTAGCATAACAGTATTTACCGCATTTAACTGGCCAGTTAACAATTTACGGTAAGTATATATATGCTTTTGAAAAACACATTTATCTATGCTGATGCACAGGAAATCCTTGATATATTACCGCAATTAGAAGAAGGAAAAAACGAATTATCCAAACCAACTGGAAATTTTTTTTATGATCCTTGGGAATTGTTACCGCAATATAAAGGTACAGCGTTAGAAGTTTTGTATAACAAGTTGCCCGAAGCAGGCCAGGCAAGAGTTATGTTAATAAAAGAAGGTACGTGTTATTCTGAACATGCCGACATTGATGATCGATACCATTTAACATTAGATGCAGAAAGTAGTTATTTAATC